TAATATCAGCAACTCTAATATAACCAAAAGTATATCCTGTTCCTGGTGTAGTCACCGTTACCGCTGTAACAGCACCACCTGAGATTGTTACCGTAGCTTTACCACTTGAACCATCTCCTCTAATATCTACACCTGTGTGTGAACCATTAGTACCACCTGAGCCAGCAGTTTTAATTTTAACTATGTTAACAGCGCCATCTACAGCAGCTGATGAAACCGTTGAGTTTGTAGCAACACCCATAAAATCTGTTGATAAGAAATTTGTTTGTTGTGAAGCAGATAGTGAGTACATATATTTCCATTTGTAACTGTCTCCAGTTGACAATATAGATGTTGATGTACCAGTTGGTTTTACCGTTGAAGCAGCGTCACTATTATTATCTAAACATTTATAAACATTAAAGTCCTCTGTCATTACATAAAAGTTAGAATCGAATAAAGTTGTAGCACCACTATTTGCTGTTTGAACACTTGAAGTTGAACCAGTTACAAAATGACCATAGTCGTGTCTGTAATAGTCGTATGTTGTACCTGTTGTCCAATTTCTTCTAGGTATTACGATAGAAGCGTCTGAACTTGTAACTTTTTTAGCAGCTAATAAATCGTTAAAAGTATTAAACTCCTCGTAAACTGAATCAATTGGTGTAGGTGGAGCAGTATCAGAGCCTTGTGCCTCTGTACGGCTGTCGCCTCTTGTTTGTGTTGCGAATGCTTGTGGTCTTCCTATGCCCAAATAATAGACATTTGCTGAAGATTCTGAAAAAGATTCCACAAATTGCTCTTGGTTGTGAATCCTAAATTTGTTTGTTATTATTGCTGCCATAAATTCCTCTTTAATCTATTTATATTTATACCTGTTAACTATAACTTATTGTAATTTCCGTTGGAAAAGCCAAATAAGTCTTTAGTGTAGGTGTGTTTATCTCTCTGAATTGAACGGTTGTGCCATCAACACTATCTAATTGTGTACCAATAACTTTGTGTTGATTCCAGTCTGCCAGAGTTAATGGTTGTATATATGACGTTGTTGTACTATCAGCACCAACGGCTGAAGTTTGTGGAAAATCACTTCCACTATACAAATACCAGTATTTGTTAATACTTCTCATACGAGGGCCTGCTACCACAACACCAAATCTAGTAGTGTTTTCTCTAATAGTGTGTGTCTGCCTTGTATCAAATTTTAAAGATATAGCTTGTTTTAAAGTTACATCTCTTGTATTTGTTGTAAAGTGTTCGGATGTGCTATCATCAAAGTCTGGATCAACGCCAGCCTGTGGACTACCTCTCAATGATGTACCGTCTGTTTCTGTTCCTAATCTTCTACCTAGTATCGTAGAAAATAGTGTATTAATTACTAGTGCTATGCCATCATAATCAATACTAGTATTAACACCTGTAAAGCTTCTAATTCTATTATTAACTTGTGAAGCTATGTTTACTTGACCTGTAAAATAAAAACCAGCACCGTGCATTGTTTTTTTAAAACTATCTCGCCAGTCACTAATTGATCTACCAACCTTAATTACATATGAATAATCTTGGTAATATAAACTATCTTGTATTCTCATTGTAGTTTCTGATAAATGACCATCTTCATTTAAGAATGATCCTGAAGTTGTAGCTACAGCTGATACCGTTGTTGTGGCTGTTGCTAAAGTACCTGCTTTAACCGTGGCAGTTGCCTCTGAACCTGATCCTGTGATAGTTACGCCTTCACCAAAATTACCTGTAACATCACTTAAAGTCATCAAACCTCTATCACTATCTAAAGATACAAAAGTACCTGAAACGGTAGTTGAACCGTCGTCACTAATACCTGTAACGGTATCAGTAGTAACAAAAGTGCCTGAAACACCTGTTACAACAAGTTTTGATCTCATTGATAAAGTAGGTGGTGATGGTGATTGTTGATGTTCAGCACCTGATTCAATAATTTTTAGTGATTGAACTCTACCTATTTCTGGCCCAAAAAGTTTTATAGTGGCACCTGAACCATCATTATCTGTTGAAACGGTAGCAGTAGGTAATGAACGAAAATTATTTCCGCCATTTATAATTCTAATATCTGTTATATCACCTGAACCCGATCCAGATTCTTGTACAATTTTATTACCTGTAAAAGGGTCGCCTCTTTGTGTTTCATCTTCTAAAACTAAATGATCTTCACCCTCTGTCATTCCTGTTGTGCCTTCTTCAGCCACAATACCACCATTTACAAGTGAAACTTTTGCCTGAGCAGAACCACCACCTGTATCAGTATTTGTAAAAATTAAATCATCACCAATCTCATAACCTGTACCTACACTATCAACAAAAACTTGTGTAATAGGGCCGCCACCAACATCATCAATATTAATTGAAGCACCTGATCCACCACCTGTTACGCCTAATGCTTCACCAGTTGTGTATAGAGATCCATCATTTGTAATTGATATTACATTTGGAATACCTGTTACGGTTGCCTTAATGAATACATCTGATTCATCTGTCTCTGTACCTCTAATTACCTCATCTGTTTGAAAAGTACCTGTTATAGTATCTTCATTTAAAATAAACTCTGTTACTAAATTTTCACCAATTTGAAACTTAAATACATTTTCAATAATAGCAGTCGCCTCTGAAGTTTCGCCTGTGATTGTTCTACCAATTAAATCTGCTGTATCACCTGTTGTTAATTGACCAGATGTTTGTATAGCCCTCATTATTTTTTTAGTATCAAACTGACCATCAGAAGCTCTTAACATTTGTTCTCTAGGATAAATTGTTTCTGAAGTTTCGTTAAATAACAATCTAAAAAATAATTCGTGGCCTCTACTTGTACCTTTTGTTCTATAAAGTGTTTTTACATTTTTAATTAAATTTCTTCTATTTAAACCTGTAGCTAATGTCTCAGGTAAAGTGTTTAAAAATTCGTTTCTAAATTTTGTTAAAAAGTTTGATATGGCTTTATCAGGATCTCGAAAGTGTAATAATTCTTGTATGCTGTTAACAGGATTAGGTTTATAATTATTAATAACTGCCTGAGCACCTGAATTACCACCAGTTAATATTTCATCAACAGAAAATTTATCTTGTGCTGATATAAACAATCTACCATTAGATAAATCCTCTGCTAAAACGGTAGCTGTGGCATTTGATGTGGAACCTGTTATAGTTTCACCTCTTGTAAACTTACCAAAAGATGAATCTTCTAAAATAATTTTATCACCAGCGTCTAGTTGTGTTCTATCAGTATCTAAACGAGAGGCGTCTAATACTAAATTATTTGATTGTGCTGTTTCTGTTTCTAGTGTAATACCATCTGTTGACTCAACACTAGTAACGGCCAACTCTGCCGATTCCATAAATGTATAATAAGTTTTTACAAACTCTAAAAATTTAGGGTGATCATTTAAAACAAACTCAGGAGCTTGTTTTTCTATGAGTAAGGATATCTTGTCTTTAAATGAGGCCATTAGTAACTACTTGTTGTTGTATATCCTACACCAGCGTCAGCAGAACCTCCAACAAACGAGTCAGCAGTTACGGTAATTGATGAATTAGCAGTATCAATTTCTAATATTTGATTTCTTACAGGCACAACATCATTTGAATTAGGTTTTACCGTTAACTCAACAACCGTTGAAGCAGAACCTCTGATATTTGATATTGAAGCTATGTTTAATGAGTTTAGAGTAACTTGACCAGTTGAATAATTTATTGTACCTTGTGTATTGTTAGCATATGTTCTAACACCAGAAACTATGTAATATCTTCTAACATTACCTTGACCGTCATCATCTAAAAACATTTCGTTTGTTGTATCGCCATCAACTTTAAATCCTGTTGATTCTAAAATACCACCAGCCGCTGAGTTGTGGCCAGAGTGAGGATTGTATAAAGCATTTCTAAAGTAAACATTATACAAAGTTGAACTATTTAAAGTTGGTGTAAATTCTTTTCTAATTTTTAATGTTGTTATATTTGATAATATAGATGTATCAGTATCATCAATTGCTTTTGATACTTTTGAATATCTAAAAACTTCATCAAATTTTTGTAAATTATTTGTGTTAAAATTTGTTAGTGTTGTTATAATATTTGATCTTAAAGTATCAGATGTTTTAGTTGTATTATTACTATTATATTTTACAGCGCTTGTTAATAAAATAGATGTTGTTTCTGGATCAACTATTTCTGGTACAACAGAAGCCACATTGAATTTTTTTAATTGTGTTACTAAATCTAATTTAGTAGCATTTGTTAAAGTTGATCCTGAAGCTGCCTTTATTGAAATTTTTACCGTACCATAAATTGGCGTTTCTTCATCTTCACCACCCCAAGCTGAAACAGCCTGAGCATTTGGATATAACTCTAAAATTTTTGTTTCATAATCACTTGTAGTAACCGCTCTATCTTGAGCTGTGTATTGTAAAGGCGCATTAAATCTTACTGACTCTTTTGTTTGTGGCTCTGAACCACCTTGAGCATTTGAAGTGGTTACAATTGAAACATTTGAAAAACCACCGATTGCTCCTGATAAAGCAAAACTAGAGGCACCATTAGCTGATGTTTTATTTGTAACAATATATTCTAAAATAACAATATTACCATCTGTTAATGATTTACCAACTATACCATCACCAAAATAAATTTCAAATTTGCCGTCATCACTTTCTTGTAAGAAATATACTTTTGATGTAGAAGTTAAACTTACAATACCTGTTGCTTTTGAATAAACTTGTGTTGTTGTATCACTAGAAGAATTTTGAACGGTAACTTTTAAAGTTGTCGTATCAGCATTAACATTAGGTATTATAAATTTTTGGTCAGGATCGGTGCTGTCTACCGTATATTTAAAAGTTGTTAAAGTACCTTCAAAAATTGGCACACTAGAAAATTTATAAACACCTTCAAGTGGTGATACTGTTGTTTCAGCATTTGTAACAAACTGATATGATGTGCCACCTATGGTTGATGTAAACACCGTGCCTTTGGTCATTGTTACCGTAGCACCTGTACCATTATTAATTGTTATATCAATATTTGCTGTTGGTGCTTTTGCTGATGTTGGAGTATAACCTAACATTTTAGCTAACGACACAATATTTTTTCTTATATCAGCAGAATCTAAATACATTTCATTTGCTAACATATTAGCATTGAAACCTAGATAGTGTGTGTTGTAAGCTAAAAGGTCTAATAGAACGGCAAAACCAGAACCCTCAAAATCATAATCCTGAAACTCTGATTGACTTTGTAAAAATGTTTTTAAATTACTTTTTACATTATCAAAATCTAAATCTGATACCGTTAATTTGTTTGAAGCCATATTATCTTATTCTTTGTAAAGTTGTTAATACCGTAACAGGATTTGCTATGTTCATACAATAGAAAACCACTCTTACCTCTATTGAGTTTCTATCAGGACTTTCTGTAACAATTACCTGATCTAATCTTGCTCTTGGCTCATAATTAGTAATTACTTCTTCTACTTTTCTTCTTATAAAAATACTTGTAACTGGTGTAAATGGTTCAAATAATAATTGTCTAATACCACAACCTAACTCTGGATGAAAAGGTCTCTCATAAAAATTAGTGTTTACTAAATTTCTAACACTTCTTTTTATAGCCTCAACATCTTCAATTTTAACTACATCATTTGTAACCGTATTTCTATCAAAGTCTAAATTTAAGTCTTTAAAAGTCCTAACACTTTGATTGCTTTTATTCGTTACTGAAGCGTCATAATTTGCCATATCGCTTAATATTTATAAGACTATCCAGCAAATACGTTAGAAGAACCTGCTGCTACACTTGTACAACCAGATATAGCGTCACCTATTCTACCACAGCCTTTTCCGTTTACAAAAACCGTAGAACTACCTACAGCAATAGAAGCTGAGTGAGCAGGACAAGGCACACCTGGTAATAAATGAGTAGTGTTATTATCGCCTTGACGAGATACGCCAATACTATTTACAAAAACATTACTTGACCCTACAGCCCTTGTCATTCCTGAACAATGAGCAACATCAGCGTCTCCTATCCTCGTAACCGCAGGCATTCTCTCTCCATTAATTGTTTTAATTTGTCGTTAAAGGTTTCTATGTAATTATGTTGTTCATCTGTATGTGGTGGAGAT